CAAGAACGCTAACGGCTTTTTGACCTACACGGCGGATATTTCGCAGACCGCTGGCGGCAAGGTCGCTTCTGGCGAATGGATCGACATTATCCGTTTTCGCGATTGGCTGGAATCCACCATCCAAGCGGATATGGTGACGCTGCTCAAGGGCCTGCCCAAACTGCCGTTCACTGATCCCGGCATTCAGTTGGCCTCCTCTGTTTTGCGCAAGTCGCTTGAAAAGGGCGTTAAGGCTGGCGGTATTGCGCCTCCTGAATTGGACGCGGACGGCAAGAATGTGCCGAGCTTCACGATCACCGCGCCGCTGTCAACTAGCCTAACGCCTTCACAAAAGGCCTCGCGCACCCTCGGCTTGACGTTCTCGGCGCGCTTGGCGGGTGCAATCCACCTTGTCGAGATTACCGGCACCCTTGCTTACACGCTTTAAGGAGGCGTTATGTCTTACAGCGGCACTTATGATTTTTCGAAATATTCAGTTATTGTCGGCGGCCTGATGTTGTCCGGCTTTTCCGATGGCGATGCTGCCACGGCTAAGCGTGATGAGGACTTGCAGACAAAAAAGGTCGGCATTGACGGCGCTGTTGCCTTTTCGCGCAGCGCCAACAAGAGCGGCGAAATTTCCATCAAGCTGCTTCAGACCAGTGCGGCGAATGAAATGCTGTCGGAACTTTTCGCCATCGACAACCTTGTGATGGATGGCCTGCTTGATGTGCCCATCGCTATCGTGGACGGACTCGGCACCTCTATCGTGTCGGCCAGCCAATGCCGCCTTAAGTCCATCCCTGAATTTACGCGGGGCAAGGAAGTTGGCGAAAACGAATGGGTTTTCGATGCGGTTGATCTGACTATTTTCCATGGCACCAATTACTAACGCGCAGACGGCGCGCTAAGGGGATATATGGCACAGACTACGGTGATTGTCGGCAACCGCGAATATACGGTGCAAAGCCTGTCGGTGATGGATGCGGCAAAGTTTCAAATGCGCATCACGCAGGTTCTAGCCCCCCTTGGCGCGCTGGTTATGTCGGGCGGCAATATGGACATTAAGGACGCCGCCCCAATTATTGCCAGCGTTATGGATGATGGCTTTTTGTCCAATATCGTCTTGCCGGTGTTCGAGAAAAGCCGCGTTTACGACAACGAGGGCAAGTTCTTTCTGAACAGCGAAACGGCCATCAATAAGGCGTTCACGGCTGAAGCGCTTGACGAATTTTATGAATTGATCTGGGAGGTTGGCAAGTTTCAATTCGGCCCTTTTATCGACAAGATGAAAAGCCGGTCTGGCGTCCTGCAAAAACTAGCCGCAAGCGCGAAAGCAAAAACTACGGAAGCCTAACGCCATCGCTTGAGGCCGAGTTGTGGATCTGGCGGCCTGTCATGGCGAAGCTGATTACGCTAACCGAATTGAAAGACGGAACGGCTACGATTGATGACCTGTTTAAGCTAAACGCCCTTTTAGATATGCAGCAAGACCTAGAAGCCGCATCCATGGAGAATGACAAATGACCACGGTGCGCGAACTGATCACCCGAATGGGCTTCGATGTGGATTACAGCCCCATTGACAAGATTCCGGGTAAGGTTGAGCCGGTCGTAAACCGCATCAAGGGCATGTTGGCAGGGGCGGCTGCGGCGTTTTCAGTTCAGGCCCTAATCAGCATCGCGGACGAAATGCAGTCGGTGCGAACGCGCATCGGCCAGCTTCCCCAAACCATCGGGGAGGCTGGCGCGGCATTTGACGAGGTGGCGCAACACGCTATTGACGCGGGCATGAGTATTGACGCCTACGCGGGGCTTTATTTGCGCGTTGGCAACGCGGCTAAAGAGATCCTGCCCACGCAGCGCGAGTTGCTTGGTATCACCGACACCATCTCGCAGGCTCTTGTGGTCGGCGGGGCAAGCGCGCAAGAGGCGGCCAGCGTCATGCTCCAATTCGCGCAGGCGCTGGGCAGCGGCGTGTTGCAGGGCGATGAGTTCCGCTCCATGGCCGAGGCCGCTCCGCAATATCTTGACCAACTGGCGGTGGCTATGGGCATCCCCCGCGAACAGCTTAAGAAAATGGGTTCGGAGGGCAAGCTAACCTCTAAGGCCGTGATTGCCGCTACGCAAAAAATGTCGGCCTATTTTCAACAGCGCTTTATGCAAATGCCCATGACAGTTGGCCGGGCAATGACGGTGGTTAACGCGCGCTGGTCGCGGATGGTTGACCAGATGAACCGCGAAAGCGGGACGATTACCACTATGGCTAATGGCATTATCGCCGTGTTTGACGCCATGGAGAACGCCGCGACCTCGCTGATCGGCTTCCTTGGCGGTGGGGCGAACGCCATGCGCCTGTTCGGGTTCGCCATGGCTGCGGCCTTCGGGCTTAAAGCGATCCAAATGCTCAAGGCGTTTCGCCTCGCCTCATTGCAGGCGATGCTTCCTTACCTCGCATGGGCGGCGCTGGTCGCGGCCTTGGCGCTGGTGTTCGAAGATTTATACGTTTGGATTAGCGGCGGGCAAAGCGTTGTCGGTGATATTATCGGCACATTTGACGGCTTCAAGGCTACACTGGCATCCGTTGGCATGACCATCGGCGGCGTGGCGAGGTTCTTTGGCTTGCTGGCGGGGGCCGGGGCGTCTCTGGCCGTAATCATCGGCACCATGCGCGCCGCCATGCTGGCCTATCAAGGCGTTGTGGTGGCGCTAACCGTTGTGCAGGGCATATACAACGCCGTGATGATGCTCAACCCTATGGCCCTATTCTTGATTGCCATTGTGGCCGTTATCGCGGCGGGCGTTGCGCTTGTGGCGAACTGGCAAGCAGTTTCCGCGTGGTTTCATGATTTTTTCGATGGGATCGGCCAGCGAATTGATGGTTTTATAGAAAAGGTGAAGGGGCTTGGCTCCCTTTTGCCGTCGTTCCTCGGCGGCACGGGCGGGGATGTGAAGGTGTCGGGGGGCGTCCCATCCGTGGCCCCGGGCGCTGTCGCCTCCGCTGGGCGGGCGGGTGCTGGCGCGCAGGTCAATAACAACACTACCGTCAACCTGACTGTGCCAGCGGGGACGCCGAAAGAGCAACAGGCATTCCTGCAGGGCGCGGCCAACAAGTCATTTGCGGCGGCACCGAAAAGCAACACCATGGCAAGCGACATTGCCACGCATAGCCGATAGGGGGCGCGCATGATTGGCTTGTATTTCGGCGGCGAAAAGTTCCAGACCATTTTCGGCAATGTGTTTGGCAATATTGAGTTGGACGCGGTGCTGTCCGAGGATCACCAGTGGGCCTCTGACGTTACGACAAACCCAGTTGAAGAAGGCGCGCCAGTCGCAGACCATATCATTGATGTGGCCGACAAGCTGCGGCTTAAGTGCTTTGTGACGGATGCTCCGCTTGTCGCCAGCCAATCGGTGACGGGAAACTATAACACGGCCACCGCTGGCACGAGGACGCAGCCGGTTTTCGATCTGCTTTACCGCCTGAAGCAGGCACGGGCCGTTGTCATGGTCTACACGCGCCATGCGTCCTATGATAATATGGCCATCACCGATATTTCGATCACGCGCACGGCGGAAACAGGCGAGGCGCTAGAGTTCGATGTGTCTTTCGTAAACATCCGGCAAGTGGCGACACAAACGGTTGATCTGCCCCCCGGCATTAGCGCCAAGAAAGAGGATAAGGCGGGCGGCAAGAAAAGCGCCATCGCCAAAAAGTCGGAGCCTAAGAAGGACGCGGGCAAGAAGGCTGCAACGCCAGTGAATCCGCCTGAAAAGGCTTCATCCACATTGTCGAAGTGGCTGCATTGATGGCGACCTATTACATCATCCCCCTTCTGGCCTCCACCACGGATCAGGCGCTCACGGTCGATCTGGATGGGGCGGCTTATGCCTTGCGCGTCCTATGGAATGAGCGTGGCGGGTATTTCGCCTTGAGCGTGTCGAGCGCGGATGGTGAGGCCTTGCTCACGAACATCAAGATGGTGAAGAATCACCCGCTGATCGGGCGCTTTGCGAATCCATCCCTGCCCGTGGGCGATTTGTATTTGATGCAGGAAAGCGGGACCGCTGATGCGCCGGGCTATGATGACCTTGGCGGAGCGTTCCAGCTTTATTATATCACGCCCGACATTGCGCTAGAATCCGCGCCGCTGCTAGACGAACCGGACGCGCCAAAGCTGGGCAGCGTTTGGGACGCGGGCGAAACGGTCTTTGATGCTGGCGTGGGGTGGGATGCTTAGTCATGCTGTTTGACCGCGTTGTATCGTTGCAGATTGGCGAAAGCGGCGGCGTGGGTGATGAGCTGGCCGGGCTTCGCATTGCGTTCGAGATTAAAAAGGGGGCTACATCCACACCCAATAAATCCACCGTCAAGATTTACAATATGGCCCCATCGACGCGGGCGCGTGTCGAGACGGTGGGCGGAGCGGTTATCCTAAAGGCGGGCTATGCGCAGGATGTGGGCCTAGTGACAATCTTTGTCGGCACAATAACCCGCGCCACCACAACGCGCGAGGGGCCGGATTGGATCACCGAAATTGAATTGCAGGATGGCTATTTCGAATATCGCGATGCGAAGGTTAGCGTGTCCCATCCATCCGGGGCTACGGTTGGTCGCGTCATTGCCGATATGGCCGGGCGCTTTGGGCTGACTGTGCGGGCCTTGCCGGCCATGCCTGATAAGCAATACCCGACAGGCTTTGCCTATGCTGGGCGGGTGCGTGACGGCCTTACGCGGGCTTGCGAATATGCGGGGCTTGAATGGTCTATTCAGAATAACGAATTGCAGCTTGTCGCCAAGGGCAGCGCTTACCGAAAGCAGGCCTATGTCCTGTCACCCGATACGGGCTTGATCGGTTCGCCGGAACCGGAGTCCAAAACCATGAGCGACAAAAAGGCCAGTGCTGCGGGCGTCAAGGCGAATGATGCGGGCGTTACTGCCACCGCTAAGGCGGGCAAGGCGGCTCATATGCTCAAGTCTGGCAAAATGAGCAAGGCGGGCAAGGGTTCCACCTCGCTTAAGGTGCAGGGCTACAAGGTCAAAACGCTGTTGCAGCCCGCAATTGAGCCGGGCGGCTATGTGCAAATCAAGTCGAAGCAGATTGACGGCGAGTTTTTCCGAGTGGAAAGCCTAGAGCATAGCGGCGATACGCATGGGCCGGATTGGCTCACGGAATTGGTGTTGAGGGAAACAAATGGCTGAAGCATCGGGCGATACGATCACGGCGCTAACCGGCATGATGGATGCGAGGTTGGCCGAGGTGAACACGTGCATCAAAGGCGTTATCGCCTCCTATGCCGATGGCTTCGCCAATGTGACGCCCAAGGGTTCGCGCCGGTTTTCTGATGGCGATGTTGTCGTAATGCCGATGATCTACAAGGTCCCTATCGTCTGGCCTGCCTTCGCTGGCGGACGGGCTGGGGTGAAAGGCCCGGTCGCGGCTGGTGATGAATGCTTACTGGTGTTTTCGCAACAGGCAGCGGACGACACGGACGATATGCGCCAGTTCGATCTGACGGACGCCTACGCCATCCTTTGCGCGCCGGGCAACGCCGGGCCGGGGAATGACGCGCTAACCGTGTTTTACGGCGATGCGTCTATTTCGATTAGCGCGGCGGGCGGGGTGGAGATTATCGCGCCGGGTGGGCTAACCATCAATGGCGCGGTGACGCAGACGGGCGGCGATATGACAAGTAACGGCATCGTGGCCGCCACGCACATCCATACCAAGGTGCAGGCTGGCGCGGCAAAGAGCGGCCCACCTGACGGCTAAGGTTGCAAATTGGCACGTTTCTTGCTAATGTCCGCACATGCTGGATTTTGCCCTAAACGCCAATGGTGATCTTGACCTAAGCCAAGGCGGCTTGGCCTTGATTGACGGCGCGGCGCGGGTGGCGCAGCAAGTGCAATTAAAACTGCGGCTTTGGCAAGGCGAGTGGTTTTTAGATACAAGTTTTGGCACTCCCTACCTGCAATCAATCTTAGGCAAGAGCCTAACCCTGTCGGGCGCGCTGGCAGCATTGCGCAGGTCGGTGCTAGAGGTGGACGGCGTGACGGCCATCACAAGCCTATCATATGATTATCAGGCATCGCAGCGTAGCCTGTTGGTGGCTCTGGTGCTGCAAACCGAGGAAGGCTTAGTGGAGGTGGCCGCATGAGCCTGACAATAACCGGCTTTGACCGGCCAAGCCTTATCGCGATCAAGGCGGATCTTGACGCCAAGCTAACGGCTGTTCTCGGCCCTATCAATACTGCGCCGGACAGCGTAACGGGGCAAGCCATCGGGATTGTGTCGGCGGCGCTTGATGATGTGTGGGAGGCCGCGCAGGCTATCTATGATAGCAGCTACCCGGCCACGGCGACAGGAACGGCGCTAGATGGGGCTGTGTCCTATGTCGGGCTAAGCCGCAAGAGCGCCGCGCCCACAACTGCCACCGCGATTATCTTGGGGGCGGAATCGACTTTTATCGAGGTCGGTTCGATCTGCACCGCGCTTGATGGGCGCAAGTATACCACGGATTACGCGGTTACGATTGGCCGCGCTCGGACGGGCTACGCCGAAATTACCGTGGGGGCGGTGGAGGCTGGGGCAATTTATCAAATCATCGCGGGCGGCGTCTCGCTGTCCTATGAGGCTTTGGCGGGGGATGATGAAACCGCCATTGTGTCGGGATTGGCCGCGCTGTTTGATCCGGGCGAGTTTGTCGCCACGGCGGTGGGTGACACGCTGCGGCTATATCGCGCCGATGGGAAAACAGGCTTTACTCTGACCGCCGGCAGCCGCCTGACAATCGCTAAGCTGGGGACGCCGGTTGCGGTCACTTGCACCGAATTAGGGGCCAATGAATTGCCCGCTGGCGCGCTGTCGCAAATGGAGACGGTGATTGTTGGCGTGGATGGGATTACCAATCTAGTCGCGGGTGCGGCTGGGCGTGATTACGAAAGCGATGAGGCTTTGCGCCTGCGCTTTTATCAAAGCGCCGATGTGATCGGATCGGCTACGGTTAAGGCTATTCGCGCCCGCATTTTGGATGAAGTGGCCGGGGCGTCTTATGCCCAAGTTTACGAAAATCGCCGCGCTTATACGGTGGACGGAATCCCGCCTAATTCGATTGAGGTCGTGGCATCGGGTGGGGCTGACAGCGATCTGGCGGCCAAAATCTATGAGGTGAAGCCTGCGGGCATTGAAACCTACGGGACAGATTCGGCGGTTGTGACGGACGACAATGGTGATGGGCAAACCGTCTATTGGTCGCGGCCCATCCCGCAATACGCATGGGTGCGCGTGACCGTCAATGCGTTAGACACCGAAGAGGCTTTGCAGCCCGCCTATATCGCATCCATCAAGGCTGCGGTGTTGGCGGTCGGCGCGGCTATCGGCATTGGCAAGGATGTGATCACGCAGCGCTTTTTCGGCCCTATTTATGCCGCCACGCCGGGGCTGGGGTCTATCACAGTTGAGGTTGCCGTGACGGCTAGTTCATCGGGCGCTCCTAGCTATGCAACGTCAAATATCGCGGTCGCCCGTGGTTATCATGCCGTATTCGATTTGGCCCGCATTACGGTTGTGCCATTGTGAGCCTTGATTATCGCACCATCGCCGCCGGGCGGCTAACCCATGCTCTAGCGGATAAACCGCTTGTCGCGGGTATGGTGGGCGCTCTTGTGGCACCGCTGGCGGGGATAGAGGATAACCTAGACGCCATCGGCGCGGGGCGGTGGATTGATAACGCGGTGGGCGCGCAACTGGACGGCTGCGGCACGATTGCCAATGTGGTCCGCGCTGGGCGGGATGATGAGCAATACCGGGCCGCGATCAAGTTTCAAATCACGATAACCCGCGCCGGGCCAACGCCGCCCGCTATGATCGCCGCGCTGGAATATCTCACAAACCCAAGGGATGCGCAGTATTACGAGGCCCGGCCCGCAACTGTGGTGCTATTTACGGATGGCTCGGCTATCCCGGACGGCATACAGGCTACTATGCAGGCGATTAGCCCGGCTGGCATTGCTGATGTTCCGGTTTTGGTGTCGTATAGTCAAAAGCCGTTTCGGTTTTCTCGCCCACCTGCCAATCGCAACCTCGCCGTGACAGGTGGTTATCTATCCACCAGCGCGGGCGATTTGAAAGTTTCTGGCGGGGCGCTGGATTCTAGCGCCTCCACACTGGGCGGGCTATCTCCTGCGGAATTGTGGATTGGCGGCGCTCCCCTTGCCATCGGCGGCGCGGTCTATGCGCTAGGGACGGGCGACACGGCGGAAACGGGCTATTTTGGCGATGAAGTATTGACGGGGGTTTTCCAGTGACAATTTCCTTTGCCGAAAATTCGGTGACATACCCTGACGGACAGGTCAGCGTAAATCAGCCACCCGATGCGATTATGCTAAACGGCTTCAAGCCCGCCACCGCAACAACGCGAGGCTCCCCCCTGCCCGCGCAATGGCTGAATTGGTTTTTGCAAAAGCTGTTTCGCCTTGCCAATCGCGATGTTGTAACGGACGCGGCGGGCGTTGGGCTGTTCACCTTGCCTAACAGCTTTATCCGGCTAGAGGCGTATGACAAGGACAACCCCGCGCGCTATCTTGTGGCGGTCGGCTGGAAGGGCGCGGCGGGCGTGGTGCATTCGCTCAAGGTGGTGTCAAGCGCGACATTGACGCTCGGCACGGCTACGGTCGGCGGCAATCAGCCTATTGCGGGCGGGGTGAATACGGTTATTCTTGGCATGTCGCGCCAAACGGGGGATATTTAATGGCTTTGACACCTAGCGAAGAGTCGGCAATCCGCGCAATCTTGGCGCAAGATAGTGCGCTCTTGTCGCTTGCTGGCAATGAGGCCACGATTCTGGCCAAGCTGGCTGCGGAAAGCGTGACAATCCCCGAATTGGACGCAGCCAGCGCCATTAGCGGAAGTGATGTGTTTATCGTCAATCAAAGTGGCACTGACAAATCAGCCACGGCGGCGGTGGTGGGCGCTCCTTTTTTTGGTGATGCTGGCTTGACGGCTTTAGTCGGCCTTGCGCCTTTGGCCGACAAGCTGGCCTATTTCACATCCTCCAACAGTTCAGCGTTAACGGCCATTACGGCGGCGGCACGGTCGCTCTTGGACGATGCCACCGCTGGCGATATGCTGACAACGCTAGGCCTGTCGGCCAATGGCAAGACGCTAGTGGCGACCGACAACGCAGGGATGCGCAATCAACTTAGTATTGTGGGCTATGGGGCCAATGCTAATGGGAGCTGGTGGTCGCTTAATGCGGCGGGGCGTGTTCTTTACGTGCAATTCATGGAGCAGAACAGCGGCTCAGACGGGGAGGCCACCTATACCTTGCCGGTGCCTTTCACAGCGCAGGGGTGGATTGTCGCGTCTCCAAAAACTACCAACACTAGCGCCACCAGTGGCAACGCTATCTCGTCTCGGCTTTCCGGCTTAACGCAGTATATTATCGGGCACGATGACTTTGGAAACCGCGCTTGCACCGCTATCGCATTTGGATATTGACCTATGACAGACCTAAGCAATGCAGAACTTAACGATGTTCGTGAGATTTTGCCGGTCAAGGCGGAATTGCTGGCGCTGGCTGATGTGGCGGCGGCGGTCGAGGGGCGTCTAGCTGGCGCGACCAAGACGCTTAGCGATCTGCCTGCGGCTACGGCCATTCAGGCGGGCGATAAGCTGCTGCTACGGCAAAGCGGTGCCGATAAGGTGATTGATGGGGCGCTTGTCGCCACAGCACCTTATTCAGCCAGCTCGACTTACCCGGCTGGTTCGGTGGGCGCGAATCTGAGGGCTGTTGTCGAATTTCAACAAAATGGAACTGGCTCTGTGTCGCGCACGGTGCAAGCTAAATTGCGTGAGACAGTTAGCGTCAAGGATTTTGGCGCGGTAGGCGATGGGACCACTAATGATACGGCGGCCATTCAAGCGGCCATCGACTATCTGCAAAATGGCGCTGGCGGGAAACTGATTTTCCCCAACGGGGCGTATTACATCACGTCTAGCCTGACCGTTGGTAATTCTGCGGCAGGCATCGGCCATAATACCCTAGCGCCCGTTTCGCTTGAGGGCACCGGGCCAGTGTCTGGGGTTGGTTATGCATCGCCATCTAACTGCGCCATCATCAAGTCGAATGTGGCTGGACCCGCAATCAAGTTCCTTGGCAACCTTGGTTGGGGGCTGCGAGATTTTGCCTTTACATTCACCACCACATCTACCTCGGCGGCGGCATTCGCCTGCTATGAGGTGCAATCTGGTAATGCGGAAAACATCACCGTCCTGAATTGCCCCGGATCGGTCGCGGTCGATCTGCAGACGTGGGGTAACGTCAACCTCACGTATAATCATTTCCGCAACATGTTTATCTACATGAATACAAGCCCCGCTGGTGCTATCGGCCTGCGTTTGGGTGGACCCGGCACTGGCGGCAACGTGGCGTTTAACACCATTGAAGGGCTGCACGTTCAGCCCGGTGTATCGACGCATATCGGGCTATCGCTGGGCTTTTGCGACACCAACCTATTCCAGCGCTATGACTGCAATCCGGGGGCTTCTGGCGCGATTGCCGTTCAGCTTGATTATGTCGGCGGCAATGGCTTCCCCGGCGCGAACACCTTTGTTGGCGGCGATATTTACGATAATCGAATTGTGGCCGTGGGCACCTCTGGCGCTCTTGTGTCGCCTAATCACTGGTATGGCTTCCCGTTTGGTAATAACGCTCCTGTGCCCACGTCTAACGGCTTCACGGTGGAAAAGCAAAAGCTGGCGGAAAACTCGAATTTCTATGTCAACGGGGCGACAGGTTCGGCAACGTCCTTTGGGATTTTCGCTGGGAATCCCTGCCTGAATGTGCAGCAAGCCTACGACCAAATTGCCAAGTATTTTGACCTCAACGGATATACCGCGACCATCAATGTAGCTGATGCCACCTATTCGGCGGGGCTGGATGCTGCGCAAGTTGTAGCAGGATGGTCTGGGCCAAGTAGCATCAAGATTATCGGCGGCGGCGGTTCCACGGTTTTCAGCACAGGCGCGAACCCATGCTTCAAGGCGCGGCGAGGTTGCGGGTTTGAATTGAGATCGCTCAATATGACTGTATCAAGCCTAGCGTCGTTAGTCGTCGCTGATGGTGGGCAAATCAACAGCGGCACAGGCACAGTCTACGGCGGCGCATCCGTTAGCCACAAGCAGGCTTTGAGCGGCGGCGTTATTTCCGACACTGGCGGAAATTTCCTTACCGGAAGCCCCAGTGTCTCGCATTACGATGCGCGTTCTGGGGGTGTTATTAACGCCAACGGGCAGACCATTACGCTTTTGGCCAATGTGACTTGCACACAATTCGCCTATGCGCGAGGCGGGCAAATCAACAGCACCGGGATGACGTTTTCGATGGGCGGGTTTGCCTTGACCGGAAGCCGTTACAAGTCCGAGGTAAATGGCGTCATCGACACGTTCGGAGCGGGAGGTTCATATTTCCCCGGCGCCTCGGCTGGCTCGACAGCCACTGGGGGGCAATACGTATGAGTGATTTGGATAAACCACCGACGGGCGTGTCTGGTTAAGCAGCCCGATACAAGACAAACAGGATAATGCGTAATGAGCATCAAAGTATCAGAGGCGGCCACCGCTGCCCCACCCAAGCCTAAGCC